TCATGAACGGTCCTCCGGGCGCCAGCCACGCTGGGCGGCTTGCAGGGCATTGGCGGTGGTGGCGGCACGGGTTGCGGCGTCGAGCTTTTCCTCGATGCGCAGCAGCTGCCGCGTCAGGCGCTGGTCGACGTCGCGGATCAGCGAAAGCGGCACATAGATGCGCGCGACTTCCACCTTGAAGGCGGCGAGTTCATCGCGGGTGCGGCCCAGGGCATCGGCATCGCAGCGCGAGGCCTCCTCCGGCGGGTCGTTGCGGTCGTGCAAGCCGCGGCGCAGGCCGTGCACCATCCAGGCCAGCACCACCATCATGGGTGCCTGCAGCACGGTGGCCAGCGTCTGGGGTTCCAGATCGAGCGGTGTCATCCGGCCCTCCTCGGCCATATGAACGGCAAAGGCGCCGGGCCACCCCGGAAAGGGGCAGCGCCGGCGCCTGTTGAACCTGTTAGGGTGGAACGATGTGGAACGAGCCCTATCTTGAGACCTGCTGCCGCTCCGCCCTGCACAGGCTGCACCTGGCGGGGGGGATCGGCCGTCCGGACGGGCTGAAGGACGGCCCTTGCCTGCACCGCCTGACCGGGATGGGCCTGGCGGAAAAGGCGGAGGACCGCTTTCGCATCACCCCGGGGGGTGAGGCGCGGCATGCGAGCGAGGTGATGAAGCTGCAGCTCGTGGCGTGACGCCCGGGCGGTGGACGCAGCTATCGCGTTGATGGCCTGATCTTATCCGGACCCGCTCACCAGATCAACTAAAAGTGATAAGCCGCGGACGATTTTTGCCGACGCGCTGATTTGGGGCGCTGGAACCGACAGAAAAAAGATGGGGGTCTGAGGGAATTCCCTCCCCCAGCCTTCACTGATTTCCCCGCCAGCCCGGCCCACGCGGCACAGGTGTCGCCCCCGGCAGCCTGACCGGCTCCGCCAGCAGGCAGCCCGCCAGCGCATCCAGCGCATCATCCCGCGTGCCCGGCGTGTCCGGCTTCCATTCCGACATTTCCGTGGGAAAGCCGGTGCGGAAGACCTGGGCATGGGCATGCAGCCGTCGCGCCGCCAGCACGGGGTCCAGCGCCGAAAGGATGCGGTCCTGCTTGGCGTGGCGGCTGTGGTGTTCCAGCACGGTGCAGGCGGCGCCGGCGCGGGCCATTTCCCGCCGCAGCAGAGCGGGCAGGAAGCGGCCGATGCCATTGGTTTCCACCCGCACCACGGGCAGCAGCAGGTCGCGGGCGATCAGCGCCACCTTGCGGCATTGCTGCGTCGCCGGGTCCTCCGCCGCATCGGGGTCATGCGTCAGATAGGCCAGGCGGTGCAGGTAGTGGTTGCCTTCCGCATCGGCATAGGTGGCGGCGAGCACGGAGCCGTCGCCGCTGCCGGGGCGGCCATAGGCCGGGTCCCAGAAGCCGCCGCCGGAGACCATGCGCCGGCCCAGCAGGCTGAGCACCGGCCGCCCGTTCGCTTCCCGGTAATCGGCCTCCTCCGCATAGCGGATGATGCGTTGCGGATCGAGCCGCGCGGCGGCGCCCGCCACCGGCCGCAGCAGCATCTGCCGCCCGAAATGGATCGGGCCGACGCGATCGCGCAGCTGCGCCACGGCGGCGTCGGGAAAGCGCTCCGGCCAGGCGCTGTGGCCGGCGGCGTTCACCAGCGGAATGCGCAGCCGGCGGTAGCCGTCGAGGAAGGCCTCGCCCTCTCCCGGCGCCAGATAGAGGCTTTCCGCGCAATGCGGCGTGCCGACATACAGGATGGTGCCGCCGGGGGTCAGGATGAATTCGGTTTCCGCCAGGCGCTCCCGCAGATCGGCCCGCTTGCCCGGCGTGTCGCAGTTGCCTGCGACCTCCACGTCGTCGCAGATGATGACCTCGGCGCGGGCGCCGGTGATATTGCCGGAAAGTCCTGCCGCCAGCACGGAAGGATCCCGCAGCGCGCCGCGGCGGTTGACGGTGAAGCGGTCCACCGCCCAGGCCTCCGGCGGCTGCGGCACCAAATGCGCGCAGAGCGGATGCCGTTCCACGATGCGGCGGACGGAGGCGACCATCTTGGTGGCGAGCTGGTGGTCGGCGGCCAGCACCAGGATGCGGGTTTCCGGCCAGCGCGCCAGCAGCCAGGCGCCGTAAAGGCCGACCAGCGTGGACTTGCCGCAGCCGCGAAAGGCCATCAGCAGCAGCCGGCCGTCGCCGCCATCCCGCCGGGCCTGCAGCCAGCGGGCGATGCGCCGGTGCACGGGCGGCGTGCCCTGGCCGGCGAGGTTGTTCCAGATCCAGACGAACTCGGCCAGCTCGGCCGGGGGAAGGTCAGCCGGATCCTCCGTCATCGGCATCCTCCTCCTCATCCTCGGTGGCGGGCGGCAGGGCGCCGCGCGCCTGCTTCAACAGGGCGGAGGCCCGCAGCATGCCGGCCTCCTCCTCTCCCGCGCCGGCGGCGCGGGCCAGCTTCAGGATATGCTCCAGGTGGCCCAGGGCGGATTTCGCCGCGGCGTGATGCGCGGCGAAGGCCTTGGCATCGTCATGCGTGCCCGGGGCGGGGCCACGGGCGATGAAGGCGCCATAATCCTCCACCACCCGCATCGCCGCCGTTTCCAGCTCGCCCGCCAGAGCCGGGGTGATGCCCTTCATGCGTCAGATCCTCGGTTTGGTGGCGCGGACATAAAGCGTGCCGGCATCGACCGTGATGCTGCCGCCGCTGATATTCTGCGCGGTGACCCGCACCTGGTCGGTGCTGGCGGTACCGCCGACGGCAGCCTGGAAGACCACGCCGCCATTCTGGAAGCCGGTGGCCTTGGCGAAGGAAGCCTGCACGAAGTCGCCGCCCCGCACGTTGGGCAGGGTCACGTCCCGCGTGGCGGTGGCACCGGCGGCGAGCGCCGGCACCACCCAGCCGGCATCGGTCACGGTGTATTCGCGCACGCCCCATTTGCGGCTGCCGCCATAGATCACGGCCGGCGCGTAAAGCGGCGAGCAATACAGCCGCAGCGCCTTCAGCAGGGCCGTGGCGCTGCCGCCGCGCACGCCGATCACCGCATAGCGCGCATTGGCATGCAGCGTGACGCGCTGCAGCTTGTTGAGCGCCAGCCCGCCCGCCAGGCTGTCCAGATCGGCATTGCCTTCCCAGAAGCAGGAGGGGCTGCCGGCCCAGACGGTGTTCATGTTGGAAAAGAGCACCGGGCTGGTCTCGGCCAGCACAGTTTCCGCCGCGTCGAACTGCATGACCACGGGGCGCAGCTCGCTGCCCTCGGCCGCGATGAAGAACTCCTTGCATTCGCTGCAATCGATGACGAAGCCCAGTGCGCGGCTGGTGGGCAGGCCGACGCTGTCGGCATTCAGGTTGAACTGCGTCAGCCCGGCGAAGCAATAGCCGGTGAGCGTGGTCGGCGGCCCCGCGGGATTGCCCGACAGCACCGCCATCTGCTCGAAGCCGATGCCGCCGGCGACATCCACCGTCTGGCGGAAGGCGCGCTGCCGCACATTCTCCGCCGCCGCCACCAGCCGGGTGGAGCCCTGCGCGGCCGTGGCCTGGTGCAGCGGAATGACGGTGCCGCCGGCGCGGGTGGCCGTGGCGGGGTATTCGATGCCGCAGCCGGTGAAGGCATAGGTGCCGACATAGCCGACCTCGTAGACGCAGTCATTCGCCGCGCCGGCATGCCGCGCCACATAGGTGCTGCACTGTTCCATCCGCACGCCGCGCGCGATGATGGCGCGCTCGTCTCCCGCTTCCAGCAGAAAGGGAATGGCGGCAACGGTGCCCGGCGTGCCCTGGCGCTGCAGCTCGAAGGCCGGGCCCGTGAAGTGGTGCGCATTGTGGCGCGGATAGGCCCCCGGCGCGCAGGAGAAGCGGACGCCGTAGCGATCCATGCTCGTGTGCGTGCCGGAGGAATTCGCGAAATGCCCGCCGATGTAGCGGATGCTGTTGTTCCAGGCCGCCGCCGTTTCGCAGCGGATATCCAGCCCGATGCGGTTGTCGACGATGCGGCCGAGGATCAGCGTGGTATCCTCGAAGCCGCGCTCCACGCCGACCGTGCGCAGGCCGATGGTGAAGCCCTCGACCTGGCGGATCTCGACGTTGCTGGCATCGAGGTTGCGCAGCACCAGGCCGATGTCGCGCTCATCCAGCCAGTCGGAAATGCTGGCGCGGCGCACGCGCAGCCCCTGGTAGAGCTTGGTGGCGTTGCGCACGGCGGCGCCGTCGCCGATGGTCAGCGCGGTCTCGCCGGCCGGGCCGTCATAAACGATGATGCCCTGCATGGTCATGCCCGCGGCGCCGCCCGGCAGGATCAGCGGCATGGTGGTGCGGAAGCTGCCCTCGCCGATTTCCAGGCTCTTGCCGGACGCGCCGGCGGCATTCATCGCCGCCTGCAGCGCCGGCCCGTCATCCGTGAGCCCGTCCCCGGTCGCGCCGAAGTCGCGGGCGGAAAGGGCTTCCCCCAGCTTGTCCGCGACGGTGCGGGCAATGGCGCCGGTGAAGGGGGATTGCAGCTCCGGCTCGCGCGGCAGCACGGTGACATTGCCCAGGCTGTCGAAGCCCAGCAGGCGGTTGGCGCGCGCGCGCCGCGCCGGCAGCACCAGCCCGGTGCCGAGGTCGCCGGGCCCGGCGCGCAGGCTGCCCGCGATATCTTCCCGCAGCTCCTGCATGGAGGCGGTCTGGCGGTCCAGCTCGTCATTCAGCGTATTGGCGCGCAGCACGCCGTTCGGCTGGAAATCGGTGGTCCGCTGCACCGCCATGACGCGGCGCAGCAGGATCTCGCTGCCCGCCCGCGGCGGCGCCGTGAAGGTGATGGTGCCACCCTCGGACTGGCCGGCACCCTGGATGGTGAAGCCGCCGATGGTCACGGCGCCGTTCAGACGCACCTCCAGATCGGCGGGGGCGAAGATCGGGAAGGGATAAACGAAGACGCTTTGCGCGCCGTCCGCCGCGTAGTGGATGCGCGGCGCGACGTCGCCGATGCGGATATGCTCGGCCATGCGGATCTTCCATGCGGGAGGGAGTGACGAAGACGGCCAGGACAGCAGGCAAGGTCGGGGCATTCCAGGGCAGCGCCCTGGTCCCATTCGCCCCATCGTTTTTCCGCCCGTTCATGTGCGGGCCCGCGGCCACGCGCGCGAAAACGGATAGAAAAAAGATGGGGGTCCGGGGGAATTCATTCCCCGGGCCTTTCCTTCCCGCCCTAATCCAACAGCGATTTCGCCGCGGCGCCGAAGCTGGAACCGGCGCGCAGCCAGGTGGTCAGGGAGCCATCGCCGTTCAGCAGGCTGCTGCGCCCGGCCGCCATGCGGGCGGCAAAGGTTTCGTTGCTGTCCGCCGCGGCGGCGGCGGCGTCGCCTTCCAGCCCGGCGGTGATGGCGGCCGCCGAGCCCTGGTCCGGGTTGACGCCGGACGCCGCCAGCCGCGCCCGCGTCGCGGCCACGGTGCGCTCCAGCCGGTCCTGCCGGGCGCGCGCATCGGCATCCTGCTGCGCCACCAGCTGCTGCTGGCGCGCCTGCAGGGTCTGGGCTTCCTGCTGCTGCTGGGCCTTGGCAGTGGCCGCCTGCATCTGCCCCTGGCGCACGGTGCCGTAGAGCGAGGCGCCAGTGCCGACGATCGCGGCGATGGGGGCGAGCTGGGCCATCAATCGGTCATCCTGGTTTCGGTGGTGACGGAAAGCAGCGTCATCGGCAGCGGCGTATCGCCATCGATGCGCCACAGGGGCAGCATGGTGTCCCGCCGCCAGCCCAGGCCGCGCAGCGTGACGTCGCCGGTGAAGCTGGGTGGCGCCGCATCCAGCAGCGGGGTGTCCAGGCGACGGAAGGGCACGGGGCGGCTGCCACGGCCGAAATCGACCGAAAGCGCCACGGTGTCCAGGATGCGGAAGGTGGCGGAAACCAGCCGCAGCGGGCCGCTGCGCGACCCCCCTGCCCCCAAAAGCTGCGGCGGCAGCGGCTCGATCACATGGTTGAAGCCGATGCCGACCTGGAGCTGCAGCGCGCCGGGCGCGATGGTCACGGCGCCGCCGGTGACCGTGGCGGGCAGGCGCGGCGCGCCATCGGCCACCACCTGCACGGCGCGGCCGGCGAGATGGGACAGGCCGGTCCAGACGGTCTTCTCGGTGGCCGCGGTGCCGGTCAGGCCCGCATCCACCGCCAGCGCCGGATCGAAACGCTCCAGCCGCCAGCTGCCCTGCCGGTCGATCGCGACCCAGACGGCACCGTCGATCTCGGCGACCGAGCGGAAGGCGCCGTCGGTGTCCTGGCGCGTCCAGGCCGTGACCTGTTCCGCGCGGTACAGCGTCAGCGTCGCCAGCCAGCCTTCCTGCATGGCGACATGCAGCAGGCGCCGCGTCTGGTCATAGGCCATGGCAAGCGGCGTCTGCACCAGGTGCCGCGCGACCAAAGCCAGGTCGCTGGCCTGATAGGCCTGCTGCACGTCGGTATAGGCGTATTCATGCACCGCCTGGCCGGAGCGGCCGACAAAGATCGTGCTGCCATCGACATCGACCGGCTGCACCATGCGCGCGATGGGCGAGCCGATGCGGGTCTGCCGGTGCAGCTGGATGGAGGACGGCGTCATCGGATCGCCCGTCACCATCCATTCGGCGCCCGAGGTGAAGACCTGCAGGTGGCGGCCGGAAAAGACGGCGCGGATGGCGTTCACCTGGTCCGACAGCAGCCCGAATTCGATCGCCTGGTCGTCGAGGCCGGCGCCAAGGTCAAAGTTGAACAGATCGCCGGAGCGGGACAGCCACAACCGGTTCGGCAGGTCCCGCGAGCCACCCAGAACAAGGCGGTCCTGGTGGAAGCAGGCGGTGACCGGCCAGCCGCGCGCGCCGCTGAAGGCGGCTTCGTCCCAGTCCGGCGTCGCACTGGTATTGGGCAATGCCTCCTCCACCACCGCCGTGGCGCTGGTGGCGGAGGCCACGGCCGTGACCAGCACCCGCTTGCCACCGATGCGCAGCCGCGCGCCGACATGGCCGGGCTGGAACACCGGCGCGCTGGTCGTGATCGTCGTTGTGCCTGTGACAGCGCTGGAGGCGATGGCGATGCCGGCGGCGGCGAACCGGAAAAAGGGCTCGGCGACGAACTGCCAGGCGGCAATGGCCCAGGCGGTGTGGCCGGTGCGCGTCACACGCTGCGGCGGCATCTCCGGGTGCAGCAGCAGCAGCGTGTCGGCGCTTTGCGTGAAGGCGATCTGGTCCAGCATCGCGGCTGTCCAGGGCGCGCCCAGGCTCGCGACTTCCGCGTCGTTCATGAAGACCTGCAGCCGCTGGTGCGTCAGCGCCAGCAGGTAGGTCTGCTCCGTGTTGAACTCGAAGGCGATCAGCCGGGCCTGACCGGGCAGGATGGCCACATGGCGCAGACCCGGGCGGCGGGACACGCCACCGGTCGGCTGGATGAAGACATTGCGCAGGCGCCGCGCGCCATTCTCGAAGGCGCGCAGGTCGCTGCGGCCCAGAAGCTGGTCGCCGAGTTCGCCCGCGGTGAAGCTGGTCTTGGTGCTGCGGCCGCCTGCCATGGCTTACCCCCGCACCGAGATGAGCGGGAAATCCTCGATCGCGCGCACCGTGTTCTGCTGGCTGTCGGTCAGCCGCGCCTGGCGGAATTCCGCATCCGCCAGCCGGTGCAGCATATCGGCGCGGGAGGTGCTCTCGGTCAGCGGAATGCAGAATTCCGCGGCCAGCCGCGTCACCAAAGCCGATGCGAAGAAGGGCGGGAACTCGGCTTCGACGGGGCGGAACAGGTAGCTCAGCGTGACCTTCGGCTGGTTGCTGTGCAGCCGGTTCTCGCTCAGGCGGTAATCGATGCCGCGCCCCGCGCCGGGGCCGCCGGCGGACAGCGCCCGCAGGAAATCGACCGGCAGCTGAAAGGCATAGCTGTAGTCGGCCACAGGGGTTTCCAGCAGGCGCGGCAGCTCCATCTGGCCGCTGGCGAAGGACCAGGGATGCGCCGACAGCATCGCGTCGCGCACGGCGGGATAAAGATTGGCCGCCACCTCCGCCTCGGCGGTGCCCTCGTCGAGGGAGGCGACGGGCTGCGCGCCGATCTTCAGCAAAGCGCGCGAGCAGAGGACGAGCGCGGATAGCGCCATCGTGGCGGGTTCCTTCTGAAAGAGGAAAGCAAGCAGGCTGGGGGAAGGAATTCCCCCAGACCCCCATCTTTTTTCTGCGAGTTCCCGGCCTTCCGGCGGAGGCGGCGCCGAACTGAAAAAAAGAAGATGGGGGATCGGGGGAATTCCTTCCCCCGACCTTTCTGTCCTGCCGTTATTCGACCGCGCGCATCCGCACGACGCCGGCCTCGTCGATCAGCACCGCGCCCTGGCTCATCATGTTGTTGACGAAGAAGGCGGCGCGGTCGCCGTGCCAGGTGATGTCGGTGGACACATCCTGCGCCACGGCATGGCCGATCGCGGTCTTGTGGTAGAAGTAGCAGAAGCGCAGGTTGCCGCTCTTGGTCAGGCCGGAATGCGGCATCCAGGTCGCGCCCAGCCAGCGCTTCACCTGGGTGCCCTTCCAGGGCAGGTCGGCATCGCCGATATAGTTGGAATTGGCGAATTCCTCGATCTGCAGCAGCTCGCTCCACTGCTTCCAGCCGACCACGGCGAAGCGGTTGCCGTCATCCGGCACATCCGCGGCGCCCAGCATCTCGAAGGCCAGCAGCACCTTCGCCTTGGTCAGGCCATCGCTGTCCGTGGTGCCGGGCGCGGTGTCCACGGCGTCGTTGGTGCTGCTGTCCAGGGCGGCGATGATCAGCTCATCGGTCTTGCGGCCCAGGGCATAGGCGCCGGCATTCGCCACGACCATGCGCTCATCCACATTGGTCTTCAGCTCGTCCAGGCGGTCGATCCACTCGCCGGCATAATAGTCCTGCAGGAAGCATTCGACATTGGCATGCGCCAGGTTCATCACCGGCACGGCGCCGTTGCGCGCCTTGGAGGCCGCGGTGCCATGGCCGACGACGGGGAAGTTGGTGGAGGCGCCGCGCACGCCGGCCTTGCTGCGCACGGTCGGGCGCAGCTTGCTGCCCTGGCGCTGGTAGGCGTCATGGACTTCGGATTCGAACTGCTTGGAGAAAACCTGGTCGATGGAGGCGGACATGCCGTGTTCCTTCGAAGCGTTGTCATGGGGAGGTCGCACCCGCCATCCCGGTTGGCCGCGCGGGGCCAGGATGGCGGGCATGCCCCCGCGCCCGCGGCGCGGGTTGGGCGGGGGCGAAAGGGCTGGCGCCGCGGCGAAAGGCCCGGGGCCTGTCGCGGCGGCGCGGGGACGGCGGCGGAGCCAGGAGCTCCGCCGCCCGGCCACCTGGGGCGAGGATCGATGCGACCCTGCCAGCCCCGGCGCCAATCCGATCTCGATGCGCGGGCGTGGCGCGTCGGCCTGTCGCGGCCGACGCGCCCGTCAGCACGCTGGCCTCAGCCCTGGCCGAAGAGCCGGCGGAAGCCTTCGGTCACGCGCTTGACGTATTCCGGCTCCCGCGTCCGCCAGTAGCGGGGGTCGCGCATCATCTTGCGCAGCGCCGGCTCGTCCATGCTCTCGGGCGCGGCGGCATCGCCGGACAGCGCGGGCTCGACCTTCGCCATCATGCGGTGCAGCGCCATGACGCCTTCGGAGGTCGTCGACAGCGCCTCGAAAACACCGGGCGGCAGGTTGGCGCGGCCCCAGGCGGCAATCTGCGGCGCCAGGCGACGGAACTGCTCCTCGCCGCCGAATTCCTGCGCCAGCTTCGCCATCTGCTTCTGCGATTCGTAGTCGGCGGCGGCTTCCGCGATCAGCGGCAGCAGGCGCTCGGCGGCGAGGTCGTAGACCAGCTGCACCTGCTCGCAGGTGAAGCCGGCCTGGTGCAGGCGCTGGTTGATGGCGGGGTCGGAGCCGCAGCTGTCATGCTTCGCCTCGACCTTGTACTCGTCGGGGCTGTCCGGCACGCCGATGGCGCGGCGGAAGCGCATGCGGTCCTCTTCCGGCGCATCCGGGCCCGGCGGGGCGAGGCGCTGGGACAGGCGGCGCTCCAGCTCCCGGTAGGATTTCAGCAGGGCCTCGACGCGCAGCGCCTGGCGCTCGGAGTCCCAGAATTTCTCCGGCACATCCTCGGGCCGCGGCGGCGGCGTGGTCTCGGCGGCATCGGGCTCCAGCGCGGCCTCAAGCAGGTTCTCGGACATGCGGGGGATCACTCCTCAACAGGGTTCAGGATGCCGGCCGGCGCGGCCAGGCTGCGGGCCAGCTGCCGGGTGGCGGCGGCGATATCGACCTGCTTCACCGCCTCAGGCCCCAAAGCTGAGACCGCCTGCAGGAACAGCAGGGTATTGGCGGCGTCCGCACGGCCCTGCACCCGGGCCAGCGGGCTCTGGTAGGTCAGCCGCACCTCCCGCCCGTCCAGAACCAGCGGCGGCACTTCGCCACGGCGGCGCAGGATGGACAGGCAGCGGCCGATCAGCGGCGTCAGCAACTCCGACTGCAGCCGGCCGTAAGTGGCGCCCAGCAGCCGTGCCGTCTCGGCGCTGCGCTCCAGCACCTCGGTCGCGGTCATGCGGGCATCGCGCGGCGCCGCCAGCCGATCGGCCAGCAGGGCACCGCGGATGCGCTGGCGCAGGTCGGTCAGCACCAGCTGCGAGACATCGAAGTTGCCCGGCGCCGCCAGCGGCGTGAGTCCGGAGGAGCCCGGCGCCTTGGGGATGATGGCACCCGGCACCAGGCGCACCGTCGCCGGGTTCAGCACGCCGTCATCCTCAGCCTGCCAGATGCCGGTGGCGGCGATGGAAGCGTTCTTCAGCACCAGCTCCACCACCTTGTTGGCGGTGCGGATATCCGGCAGCGCCTTCATCACCGGGCCACGGCCATAGGCTTCGCCCGGCGCCTTCATCCAGCGGAAGGCGATGAAGGGGCTGTCCAGGAAGTGGCCCGATGCCAGCGGCACGGCCCGCCCCTCATGGTCCAGCACGGCCATGAAGCCGCAGCCCCGCGCCTCGGGCCAGACCGCCTCGATGACGCGGTATTGCAGGGGGCTGTCATCCTGCCGCCGCGCCATGCCTTCCGGCAGCACGGCATCGGGGTAGCGGGCGGCGATCGCCGGCGCCTCCAGCAGCACCGCGCGATAAACGGTGTCGAGGCGCCCGCCCGGGCCTTCCTCCAGCACCGCATCCCGCAGCGGCACCGCTTTGAAGCGGAGCGCGGACAGCTCGCCGGGCGGGGCTTCCTCGACCAGCAGCAGGCCGGTGCCGGCCACCACCAGGTCCAGGAAGGCCTGATGCATCTCCAGCGCGAAGTTGGAGCGGTCGAGATGGCCCTGCAGCGTTTCCGCCGCATCGTCCAGCGCCGCCGCGGCCGCCGCCGCATCCGGCCCTTCGGCCAGGGCGCGGGAAGGGGCGAGGCCGAACCAGCGGGACCAGGGCGGCGTCAGCTCCGACAACAGGCTGGCCGCCAGCTGCTCGGCGGCATCGGCCGCCGTGGCGTCGTAAAGGGTGGGGCCGCCGCTGCCGGGGGTGTGGGACAGGACATGGTCGTAGCAGTCCTGCCAGACCCCTTCCCAGGGGCGGCGGCGATCCAGCGCGGCCTGCTGGCGCGCCAGGATCGCCTCCGGGTTCATGATGGGCTTGCCCATGGTTTATTCCCCCAACAGGCTCTTGCGGGCGGCGGCGGCGGGCAGGCTGGGCGCCGGTTCCAGAACCCCGCGGGCGGAGGTCAGGATGGTGCCGGGCAGGCCGCGCCGGGCCCGCTCCTGCGTTTCCACGCGGGCGGTCTGCATGGCCTGCTCGGCCGTGGGGCCGGCGGGCGGTGTGACGACTGGCTCGGTCGTGGAGACGACCACCGGCTTCGGGGCTCGGAACAGGCCACCCATGCGCGTGCGGTCTCCTTTGATTCAGGCGTTGCGCGGGGTCCGAACAAAAAAGGGCCCGTCCAGTGTTGGACGGGCCCAGTTCGGGGGGATCGGGGAGGATGCCGCGGGGCGCAACTCGCCCGTTGACAAGAGCGGTCTTACGCCGCTCCGGGGTTCACGTCAAGTATTTATTCCTATCGTGGGCATATTTTTCCAGAGCGCGGAACAACCCGAGCGGCGTCACGGCAAAGGGCGTGCCCGCACCCAGCAGGGCCCGACAGACCGCAACGCAGGAATAGGGCGACAGCGCCGGCAGCAGCCCGCCGGCCGGGGGGCCAGGCAGGAAGGGGCCCAGCACTGTCAACCCCGCGCGACGGTAGAAGCCGGTCAGGTCGAAGCCCGGGCGCACCACCGGCCGGGTCACCAGCAGGCGGCCCGACAACGGCTCGACCACGGTCCAGCCTTCCGCATCCTCCAGCACCGCGAAGCAATGGCGAAAGCCCGGCCGCAGCAGCCGCAGCCAAAGCTGGTCGGCCCGCCCGCCAAAGCCGATCCAGATGCGCTGCGCCCCTTCGGCAAGGGCGTGACGGGGAGACAGGCGCGGCCCTGCCGGCACGGCCACGGCCGCCCCATCGGGGGCGGCCGGCCGCAGGCGCGCCAGGAAATCCCCGTTCTCCGACAAGGATTTCGCGCGGATCATGCGTCGCGCGCCGCAGGCCAGCGGGCGCCCAGCTCGACCACCACATCCTCGGCCGTCGGCTCCGGCCCCTCGACGATCCCCTTCATGCGCAGCGGCCAGTCCAGGCGGCGCATCGCCTCGTTCCAGATGCGCCAGTCATTCTTCTCCCGCAGGGCGCGCGGGTCCGGCGTCGCCCCCCGCTCGCCCCAGAGCCGCATGATGCGGGCATGGATCAGGTCGATCCGGCGCTGCCGGTACAGGCGGTCCAGGCACTTGATGACGTCGTCCGGCTCGCAGGGGCGCTGCTTCAGGCCGGCGCCGGCGACGATCCGCGCGCCCTCGCGACGCGCCGTCAGCGCCGCCATGGTCCAGAACCAGGCTTCCTCGGCGCTTCGGAAAGCCTCCGTCTTGTTCATGGCGCTGTAGACGGGAGCGGAATGCGTGCGGGGGGCTGCGACCAT